AAATACGGCAAAGATCAATTTAAACGTGAGATTATGCGTCTTTGTAAGAATAGAACCGAGTGTTCATATTACGAAAGTAAGATGATATTTGAAGAAGATGCGCTATTAAGTGATGAATTTTATAACCACTGGATTTCTTGTAAGATAACAGAGATGCATATAAAATCAATAAAAAAATAGTTTTCATATGTACATTAATCCGATATATAGTATATTAGATATTATAGTCTAATGGAGAGATGGATATGGATTACAAGATTTACAATTTTCCCACCGAACAAGATGGTGTGCAGCTTGTTGAGCAAAGGCTATGTGAACTTTTGGTAAGGTATCGTTACAATAAAGATTCTCTTGATCCTATTGAGGTAGACTATATGGATTGGGCTAATTCTGTAATCATGACGGCAAGTAGCCAATGATTGATGAAGATGGCTACAATCAACTTTTAGAAACCTCTCCAGTAAAACAACGATTCCATTCTATATTTCAGCGGTTTGCTCCTAGTATACAAGCGCTAATTGTTCAAAAATATTCTGGAGTGTTTAATCACTATGCTGAAATTGGTGATGATCAATTAATTGAACTGTGTGATCATCTAGAAGCTTGCTTGTGGAAAGTTGAAGACGAAGCTAAGTATAATGCATATAAGGATATTGTATAATGAAAATGATTAAGTTAACTAATGCTTCTTCAGGATTTGAAGGTAGGATTTTATATCTAAATTCTGATTGGATTGTTTCTGTCTTTGAACAAGCAGTAGAAGTAGGTGGAAGTATCTCCACTCATATCTTTGGCGGACCAGGTGGTACTATATGGTCAGTAGAAGAAAGTACATCAAAAATCATTGCGTTGATTCAAGAATAAAAAAAGAGGGGGAAAGCCGTTAAGCTTTCCCCCTTTAGTTTTTCCGCTATTCCGCAGATTTTTTATATAAAAACTATATAAAATAGTTCAAATTAGAGAATGTTAGAAACTAGAACTCTACGATAGTAGACGTTGACGTTCTGTACTAGTGAACCGTCTGAACCGTTAGCACCACGTGAGAATGGATTGGCAACAACACCGTAACGTGTCTTGAATCCGATCTTGGGTTGGAAGCTATCAGGACCAACTGCACGAACCATTTGTAGAGGAACGTAGGGGCAATAGAATAGACCAGCATCAAAGGCAGAAGCGCCCTTATAACCAACAGTCATATAATGACCACCCGCATATGGGTCAATGTAGACACGAATGCGGCCGTTAAGAATACCAGCAAAAGTATTGCCAGTGTCATCAACTTGTAGGTTGTTGCTGTTTAGAGCAGGAGCGTAATCTAGAACGCCAGCCATTTGAAGAGCAGAAGCAACATCTGAAGAGCAGATGAGGATGTTGCCCTTACCGCGGCGGGTATTCTTGGCGATTAGGTTAGCTTCACGTTCAACTTGGAACATAAGGCCCTTGAACTTCTCAACTGACCAACGGCCGTTAGAATCAACGTCAAGATCAAAGGTACCGGCTGTAGTAGTATCAGCAGCACCAGCAGTAGCTGTTAGGTTGATTGTACGGACGATTTCACGGTTGATTTCAGAAAGAATTTCAGCTGATAGAATAGTTGAAAGTTCAGTCTCAGCGTCAAGGCCGTGAATGGCCTTTAGGTCTTGGGCTAGTTCAATTGAATATTCAGCCTTTAGAGCACGTGATCTGGCAGTAACAGTGACCTTATCGATTGAGAAAGCCATTTGGTTAAAGTCAGCGTTTGAAGTAGAACCAAGAGCTTCAGCTTGAGCTGTAAGAGCACCACCACCAAAGTTATAGGTAGCAGAGTTACCAGAAACAGTTACGCTGGTGTTAACACCATAGATACCACCCCAGTTACCACCAGCATTACCGATAGTAGTATTACCACCAACGCCTGCAGTGTATGGTCCAGACTGTCCGGTATTAGCTTCGTAGTAGAATGCATTGGCACCTGATTGATCAGTGTACTGAGGACGTAGAGCAAAGATTAGGCCAGTAGGACCTGTCATTGGCTGAACGCCGCAGATGTCATAAGCAATAAGGTTAGGCATTGCACGACGAACTAGTGAGATCAATACTGGATCATAGTTGGCAGAACCACCAGTGATTGAAGTTGGAATGGCGCCTGAAGTTTCAAGTAGGTTTTGAGCCCCACCAGAGCCTGATTCTTGCATCATAGCTTGTTCAGTATTTTCTAGAACTTGAGCAAGTACAGCGCGCTTGTGAGAATCGCCGATCTTGGGTAGATCAGGATGCTCTAATAGTGGCTTCCACTTTGCTTGAATTTCCTCGTTGAGTTGCATATGTATCTCCCTTTTCCTTAGTGGGTAATATTATTTATTAGTTTGAGTTCTTTGACAATTTGGTTGCAGCCTTAACGTATGCAGCCATCGGACCTGAAGTTGGTGCAACATATCCGTCATCTGGTTCTGAAGAGAATTCTTCAGTTAGGATAGTTGACTCGGCGACGGGCTTAGGTGATGTTGGGAAATATGTTTCCTTAATCACGGTAAGCTTGTTCTTATAATCCACATCTGAATCATAAGAAACACCTTCTGAGAGAGCACGAAGTTTTTCAACTTGAGTCTCGACTAGACCCTCTGACATTTCTGCAAAAGCCTGTTCAACCTTAAGAGCGCTATTGCTATCTCTTAGGTTGTGGTTCTTTTCGATTTGTTCGTTAAGTTGCTTTTCTAACTCTTCAACCTTTTCGGTCATCTCAGCTACTACGTCTAGTTTGGCTTCAGGAATATCGATATAATTGGCTTCGAATAGTCCCTTTAGACCAGAAATTAGATCCTCTGCCATTTCAACCTTTAGACCGGCATCAAGGGCTACTCTATTCTCTTCAATCCATTCTTCAACGGCATAAGAGAGATACTTGTCAACATTTTCTACAACTTCTGCACGAATTTCTTCAATGGATTCTTCAAGACGTGCTTCAAACTCTTCTTCAAGACGAACTGTCTCTACAACTAGACGAGCATTGATAGCAGCTTCAAATACGATAGAAGCCTTGTTGCGGATTTCTTCTGATAGTTCATCACCACCAAAGATTTCTTCAACGTCTTCCTTATAAGAAGGCTTAACTGTTGATGGAGAAGTGCCCTTAAAGCCTTCTTCACCCTGGCCACTCTTTGTATTCTTTGTAGTAGGAGCAGAACCACCAGCGTTTACTGCAGGACCACCAGTGACAGGCTTAACTGTAGTTGGAGAAGTACCAGTGAAACCTTCTTCGCCACCCTTACTATCAGCTGCACGTGAAGCATCGCCAGTAGGACCGTATGCCTTATAGATGTCTATAAGAGCATTCTTGTTCATGCCACCAATCTGATTCATAATGGCACTTAGAACTTCAGCCTTAGTTGAATCTGAATAGTTCATTTCACCAGCAGACTTATCTGCAGAACGTGAAGAGTCTCCGCTTGCATAAGGATCTGCTGTGCTAGAAACGCCACTTGAAGAATCAAACTCCAATAGTTCCTCAGTATTTTTCTTACCTGCCATAGTTATAACTCCTTTAGGAATGATTATATTGTATTTATATAAATTCTATTTTGTAACTAATTTATTGAGAAATCGTTCAAACATATTAACGCTATTCTCGTTGATTTGTGCTATAGTAGACTTTTGCACGAAATTCTTTGTTTTGTCAAGCTGTTCTAGAGCTAACCAGCTACCTGATGCGGCATCATAGAGCCATTCTGTATTTTCCATAACTGCTTCTACGAAAGCAATATGGGCTGAAGGATCAGCAACAATATCAGCAGCAGTGGCTAGCATGAAATCATCACCAACAACCATGGTACCATCCTTAGAGGGAGTAACTGTTCCCATACCACGTGATGTAACACCAAGTTTACCACCAGACTCTAGAATACCCTTGGCAATATTTCCCATTGGGGTTTCAGTGAGCTTGGCCTTACCATAGAAGTGATTACCGCGCTGTTCAAGTTGTGTAATCATATGTGATACACGATCTAGATTGATGCTTGGTCCAGCAGGATGACCTAATTCACCAAAAGCACGGTTCTTGTCAATGTACTGTTCAGTATACCGACGAACTTCTTTAGCTAGAACATGAACTGGATAGACTCGCCCATTGCGGTTCTTATCTTCACCCATGAGGAATGGACCTTGGATATAGATATCCTTCTTACCATCTTCTCTGGATTCTTTTAGAATTGTTACTTCTTCAAGTGTTTCGCAAATAAGCTTCATTTGTTTATCCTTAGTAAGTATTAGCAGTAGTAGATGAAGTCTTACTGATGCCAAGAATCAAAGATGCAGCAGATGATGTAGTATTGATACTAAGATTAGCTGCAGCATTTGCTGAATTGGTAAGCGAAATACCAGCTGCATTTAAATCCCATACTCCAGTATTATTGGCAGTTTGGAAAACAACAGTATTAGCGCGTTTAATTGTCCAATCACCAGTCCAGAAAATCTTAGTAATAGCAAAACTAGTTACGGTTTCTATTGTGCCATTTGGAACACCAAAGTCGGCTAAAACATAAACAGCATTTGCTATGTCTGATGTAACCGCATGACCTAGTGATCTATTTTGAATGATAGCCATTATTTGCCAGCCTTTCTTCTTGCTAGAATCTTTTGTGCTAATGCAACAGTAGCAGCAGATCTTGGCTTCTTAACGCCACCTACAATCTGTGCAGTTCTAGCTTTAATTCTTGCATCTGGATCATACTTAGGAGCTTCTTTAGGAAGTTGTCCGCCGCTCTTTCTGAATGAATCAAAGTTTTCTTTTGAAGCACCAATATGCTTTCTAACTTTATTCTTGTCAGTAGGCTTTTCTGGTTTGCCAAGGTGATAAAGTCCAGCATTAGCATGAGACCGAGGAACATGATGCTTTTGACCATTATCAAATTCAACATGACCACCTTCACGGTTATCTGCAGCTTTTAGAAGCTGATCAGTAAATGATGGCTTTTCAGATTGTGCACCGGCTTCATCAGATGATTCACCCTTACGCTTAGAAGCACCAAAGGACTTAGAACCAACCTTACGACCACGCTTAGTGATAGTAGTATCAGAAGGAACATCAGTAGCATGTGCCTTATGACCAAGCTTTTTACCTAGAGCATTTGGCTTGAAACCTTCGCCTGGCTTATGAGTACCAACAATTGTTCCAGTCTTATCCTTGACTGTGGCTTCATCTAGAACTTCTAGTTCCTCAAATAGCTCTTCAGAATCGTCAACATGTTCAAAGTCTTCTTTGACGCCTGCTTTAGACTTCATATAATCAGCCACAGTATCAAGCATTTCTGCGCCTTGAGTAAGCTTAGATTGAACCCAAGCTTCCATATCGCCATTACCCTTCATCATTGGAAGAAGACTAGCAATTGCACGCTGAGCAGTCATTAGTTGATTACGAGCCATATACATCTCGCCTTCTTCAGCAAGATCATTAAAGTCTTCTTTAACATTGGCTGAAGCTCCACCATTCTTAGGTGCAGGAGTTGGCTTAGCATCTTGTGCACCACCGCCATTAGTAACAATCTCATAGACTTGATCTAGAGCATCTTTAGCTTCACTAAGCATTGCTTGAGCTTGACTATCAATTTCTTGACCATCTTCTAGCTTATCATGAATTTCAGCCGCTTGCATAGCAATAGCTTCAAGAGTATTCTTGACATCACCTTTACCTGGAGGATCGCCAACAGGATTATTATTAAGATGTGAATTGTTATTGTCTATAGTTCCTGTAGTACCTTGAACACCACCAGGATTGTCTGATGTGGCAGCTTGTGAATCTTCATTAATTTTGAATTGTCCTGGCTTAAGAGTAAAGTTTGAAATATCTCCCTTTTTCTCACTATGTCGCACTTGAGCATTAATGCGTCCATCAGGATGCTTATAAAAAACATCAGCCTTTTTGCCATGTAACTTATGTCCTGGAGAATTGATAGTACATGTGCCTAAATCTTCTACTACAGTCTCTTCATTGGCTCTTCGTAAAGCATCTGAAACTTTTGGATGTGATGAAAGACCTTTACGCATCTTTTCAATAGCATTAGTTGCGCCAGTCATATTGCCACCAGCATATCTCTTATCATTAGCAATTCCGGCAGCCATTTTAATTTCTTTAGAAGAAGGACCTTCTTCTAGTTCTACTTCTTCCATAGCATTCTTAGTTGCTGTGGCATACATGACATTCTTGTAATTATCACCATAGCGCTCTTTAAATCCAG